CGTTAGTAACAGGTAAAACAATGAAAGAAGCTAAGAAGATACGAGAAAGATTTTTAAATAATCTTCCTGCTTTGAGTAAGTTATTAGAGCAAGTGCAACAAGCGGCTGAGAGAGGATATTTAATAGGTCTTGATAAAAGACAAATTAAAATTCGTTCAATACACGCCGCACTCAATTCACTTTTACAAAGTTCAGGAGCTATAATTTGTAAGCAGTGGTTGGTGGAGTTTAACAAAGCTGTTAAAGAATACAACGATGTTCAACAAGTTGTTTGGGTACACGATGAAATACAAGTTGAATGTCTTGAAGAAGACGCAGATAAAATCGGAAAGTTAGCTGTAGAATCTATTGAACGTACTGGAAAGCACTTCAATTTAAGATTACCTTTAACTGGACAATATAAAATAGGTAATAATTGGAGTGAAACACATTAATGAAAAAGAAAAATAATAAGTTTGATATAAATGTTAAGAGTAATTTTGTGAATGATTTACCATTTGGTGAAAAACACGAGGACGACCTTAAATTAGCCATAGAAGGTGAAATAGAAGCTAAAGCTGATAGGTTATGTCAGAAGACTGGTAATGTATATGTAGAAACAGAAAGTAGAGGGAAGCCTTCAGGTATTAATGTTACTACAGCTAAGTTTTGGGGGTTCTGTTTATGGTTAGAAAAACGTGAAGCTCAAACGTGGGTTCTTATCCCTACAAAAATACTGAAAAAATTAATGACGAAATATCCTATTAAATTAGGGGGAGATAACTGGACTTCTAAAGGACATATCATACCAAAAGAAGATTTATTAAATCAAACAATATGAGGAAAGGAAATATGAAAAAAAAGGTACTGTTAATAGATGGCGACATATTAATATATAAGATAGCCACAGCGAATGAAGTGAATACACATTGGGGTGACGGATTATGGACACTACATTGTGATGAAAAGAAATGTAAGTTTGAAGTAGATGCTCACATAGATGAGTTGGGTTCTACCTTTGAAGCTGACGATTATGTTTGTGCTTTAACTGATAAGAATAATTTTCGTAAAGATATTCTTCCAAGTTATAAAGATAATCGTAAACAAAGACGTAAGCCGATGGTTTTAAATGTTCTACGTGAATACATTATGAAAAAACATAATGGAGTTATGTGGAAAAATTTAGAAGCTGACGATGTTATGGGTATAATGGCAACTGAACCACACCCTACAGAAGATAGGATTATTGTTTCTATTGATAAAGATATGAGACAAATTCCTGCTAAGGTTAGTAGAGATGGTGAAACAGTTGAAAATATACCTCAAAGATTAGCTGACTATTGGTTTATGATACAAACATTGGCAGGTGATAGTACCGATGGGTACTCAGGACTACCAAATGTGGGAGTTAAAACTGCTGAGAAAATGATAAAGCAGTATACTAATGTACCCCTTTTAGACCTATGGAAAATCGTTGTTGGAGCTTATAAGGCTAAAGGTTATACTAAAAAAGAAGCTCTACAACAAGCTAGAGTTGCACATATTCTTAGACATAAAGAATATAATAAGAAGACTGGGAAGGTTAAGTTATGGCGGATATAATAAAACACCCACCACATTACTTTAGGTTTAAGATAGAACCGATTACTTTTATTATGCAGAATGAAATTCCGTATGCTGAAGGTAATGCTATTAAATATATATGTAGATGGAGACATAAACACAAAACTAAAGAAGAACAGTTAGGTGATTTAAAAAAAGCTATACAATATATTAATTTATTAATAGAGCAAGAGACTCAGGGAAAAGGTGAAGTAAAATTAAAACTTACTGGTCAAACTGCTGAAGAAAAAGCTGAAGAAATGCAAAAAGGTTTGTATAAAAATGGTTAAACATAATCATTTAATTATTAGAGCTGATGTTAAAAAACCACCTAAAGATATTCGTTTCGTAAGAAAGTGGTTAAGAAAATTAGTATCAGCTATTGGTATGAAAAGATTAGGGCAACCCGTTGCTCACTATGTAGATGTAAAAGGATATAGTGGACTAACAGGTTTTGCTTTATTACAGACTTCTCATATTTCGTTACATTGTTGGGACGAAGTTGTCCCTGCATTATTACAATTAGACGTTTACAGTTGTAAAGATTTTGATAAGACTATTGTCTTTGATTTTTTAAAACAATTTGAACCCGAAGGAAAAATAAAATATGTTACGATGGACAGGGAAACAGATATTAAAATACACAATCCTATTTAGTTTACTAAGTGGGTGTAGTGAATTTGCAATATTATCAAGTGGTTCTAGTTTAGCAATAAGTCATAACAGTTATGCGAAAGCATATAATGGTATTGATTTTGCTACAGCAATCACAACAAAAAAAGATATTAAAACTCACGCATATCATTATGTAACAAAAGCTAAAGAACTTAAAGAGTTAGTTCTTAATAATATTGCTCACGACTTTGATGATATGTCACCTGATGTAGTTATAACACATAAAGTTTTTATGTGGGAACTTCATCAGCCTGATGCGGGATTTTTTAAAGTTAAAAATATGGCAAATTATAAAAGTAAAGAAGATATACAATGGAAAATAGAATCTCAAGGTTGGATTAAAATGTATGGCGGACAAATATAATTACAATAATAAGAATCGTAATATGGCAGGAAATCCTATACATCAACCAACTGAAAAATATAAAGAAGGTTGGACTAGAATATTTGGAAAGAAGAAAATGAAAAAAGAAACTAAACATTATATTACACACGGCTATGAAGGTGTAGAAATTCTTGTTCCAGTCACAGAAGAAAAAACAGAATCAGAAAAATCACAAGATGAATTAGAACCGATAGATAAAGAAACAGAAAAATTCTTAGATGATATAGCAAACAACACACCTAATGTAGACCAGTTTAAAGATAAAAAATAATGAATTACGAAAAAGATAATTTACTAACCGACTTTGGCAAGACTACTTTAAAGGATAGATATTTATTACCTGATGAGCACTCTCCACAAGATGCTTTTATGAGAGCGTCACGAGCCTTTTCCGATAATGAAGAAATGGCAGAAAGAATTTATGAGTATGTGTCTAATCTTTGGTGTATGTTTTCTACTCCTATATTAAGTAATGCAGGAACTAAAAGAGGTATGCCTATCTCTTGTTTTTTAAATTATGTTGGAGATAGTAGAGGTGCATTAGCGGGACACTACACAGAGAACGCTTGGTTGGCTTCTGTTGGTGGTGGAATTGGTGGCTACTGGGGACACGTTAGGTCTGATGGTACAATGACTTCAGGTGGAAGTCAGAGTTCAGGTGTCATTCCTTTTATGCACGTTGTAGATTCAGAAATACTTGCTTTCTCTCAAGGTAAAACTAGAAGAGGAAGTTATGCCGCTTATATGGATATATCACACCCTGAGATATTAGAATTTTTAGATATAAGAAAACCTAGTGGTGGTGATATACATAGAAAATGTTTAAACTTACATCACGGAGTTAATATTCCTAATAACTTTATGGAACTTATAGATAACTGTATTAAAGAACCTACCTATGATGACAGTTGGGATTTAATAGACCCACATACAAAAGAAAAAGTACGCACAATATCAGCACGAGATTTGTGGCAAAAAATTTTAGAGACTCGTGTGGCTACTGGTGAGCCTTATGTTTGTTACATTGATACTGTAAATGACGGACTACCACAGCAACAAAAAGATTTAGGATTAAGTGTCAAGCACTCTAATCTTTGTACTGAAATAACCCTACCTACTAATGAAACACGAACAGCCGTTTGTTGTTTATCTTCCCTTAACTTAGAAAAGTATGATGAATGGAAAAAAGATAGTTTATTTATTCCTGATATGATTCGTTTCTTAGATAATGTATTACAATACTTTATTGATTATGCACCCGATGAATTATTTAGAGCTAGATTTAGTGCTAACAATGAGAGAAGTATTGGTCTAGGTACTATGGGTTTTCACGCTTACTTACAATCACAAAACATTCCGTTTGAATCTGCGTTAGCTAAATCAAAAAACTTACAAATGTTTAAAAAAATTAAAGAAGAAGCTGTAGCTGAATCAAAAAGGTTAGCAGTTAAGAGAGGTGAAGCTCCTGATATGGAAGGTACTGGTATGCGTAATGCACATTTATTAGCTATCGCACCTAACGCTTCATCATCTATTATTTGTGGCACAACTTCACCATCAATAGAACCTTACAGAGCTAATGCTTATGTTCAGAAAAC